GTGAGCTGGGTGAGCGGCCGGCGGCCGAAGCTGTCGTCGAGGGTGTGCAGCGCCCGGCGGTGGTGACGTTCGGTGCCTGAACACCAGCGGGGCAGGCGACGCCGCTCGGACAAATATGAATTGATAAGGGGCGTGAGTGTTGTCATGCCGCTTTTACGCCGCCAACGGTGAGAGCGGTTTTGTATTCATGTTTGTACGACGATGCGTGTTTCCGCTGCTTAGAGGGGGTTCCGCCCACCTTCACAGGCTCGGGTGGCGCGTAGCGCCGGGACCTCGCCGGCACCTCCTCCAACTCGCCGTTCGGGCTGTTGTCGAGCATCCAGCGCAGCGCGTCGTCGGGTGTGCCGAAGAAGAGCTCCGGTTTGGCCCGCAACGCCTGGGCGAGGATCACCACCTTGTCGATCGGGATCGGATAGCGGCCCGATGCGTAGGACTGCACCGCTGACCGGGATACGGCGCCGTCGGTCAGCTCCGCCAGCTGCCCGTCGGTGAGATCCCGGTAGTTACGGAGCATCCGCAGCACCGCCGCCGAGTTGCGGGTGACCACCGCCGTCGTGCTGAGCGCTTCCATGCCGACGACGATACCCCAAAAAGCCAGCAATGACGCATATTCCCGCAGGTCAGCGCACAGTGACCCTTAGTGCTTGATCTGACTACCCGCATCCTGCCAGAATCCAAGCAATATGCCAGCACCCAACAACGACGACCTCACCCGCCAAGAGGTGGCCGTACTGCTCCGAGTATCCCGCGACACCATCTCCCGCTGGGCAGAGGAAGGTCGACTTCCGTTCTGGACCACGCCGGGCGGGCAGCGCCGCTTCCGTCGGCGTGACATCGAGAAGATCAAGGAGATCACGCCGGTCGACCGGTGTGCGTCGTGAAGGAGCCCCGCTGGGAGCGGGACGGCCACCGGTTCGACGTGGCCGAAGTCATCGACGCCCTCACCGCGCTGGACGAATTCTCCTGGATGGCGGCAGACACCGCTCGCACCATCGTCTCCGAGTACCCGGATTGCGCCGTTGACGTCATCACGGAGCTTGTCGCCCGGCTCATGGACGAAGAGCGCAAGAACGAACGGCTACGCCGCAAGCTCAACGGCAAACCTGACACGCCGCCACCGAGACGCCCGAGCGGCTTGCCCCAAAAAACGGAACGCAACGCCGAGATCGCCCAGCTCGTCGCGTCCGGGTCATTCACCCTAGACGAACTCGCGGCGAAGTTCGACATCTCACGTGAGCGCGTCCGCCAGATTGCCAAGGCACAGGGTGTCATCGCCGGCGAGGTCCGCTCGACGCTCCTTCGTGCCCGTCACGAGGCCGAGGCCGCTGAAGCCGAGGCGAAGCGAATGGTGCCGTGCAGGGTGTGCGGCACCGTCTTCCGCAGCTGGAACGGACGCACGGCATGCTCCGACGCTTGCACCATTGTCCTGAGGATCGGCCGCCGCTACCTCGATCAGGAATACCTGAGACGCCAGCGGGTCACTCAGGCGCAGTACGTCCTGCGGAATCCGGAGAAACACCGGCCGGCTGAACTGACTCACGCCCAGGAGGTCATCCTGGCCAACGGCGTCGGACCGACCCGCCGGTTCGTGTGCCCCGACTCGAAGGTCGTCGAAGCCTTCAGGAAAGCCGGCGTTGAACATCTTCTCCCGAACGGAGGACAGCGGCAGACCCCGAAGGTGCTGACTTTCCGGTGCGCGTCAATCAACCTCGACGGCAGTCCCTGCGCCCGCAAAGTGCCCGCAGAAGGCGGCCACTGCCACATCCACCGGGCCATGACTGCGGGAGTGACGCTTGCGGAGCTGGTGGCGCAAGAGGACGCTTCGTGAGCACCTACAACGACTTCCTCGCCTCGAAGCGTCGGGTGGCGGTCGACGTCGGTCACGACGTCGACCCCGAGGCCGTCCACCCGTCACTCTTCCCGTTCCAGCGCACGATCGTCACCTGGGCGCTCCGGAAGGGCCGGGCGGCGATTTTCGCCGACACCGGCCTCGGGAAAACACGGATGCAGGTCGAGTGGGCGCGCCTCACCGGGCAGCGGACGCTGATCCTCTCCCCGCTCGCCGTCACCCACCAGACCGTCGCCGAGGCCGAGGCCCTCGGCGTCGACGTGGCTTACGCCCGCCACCAGGGCGAGGCCGAGGGTCAGATCACGATCACCAACTACGAACGCCTCGACCGTTTCGACCCCGCCGAGTTCGGGGCCGTGGTGCTCGACGAGAGCTCGATCCTGAAGGCCTTCTCGGGGACGACAAAAAAGGCGCTCGTGACGGCATTTAAAGCCACGCCGTACCGCCTGTGCTGCACCGCCACGCCGGCGCCGAACGACATCGAGGAGCTGTGCAACCACGCCGACTTCCTCTCCGTCATGTCCCCCGCCGAGATGCGCTCCACCTTCTTCATCGCCGACGACCGGGGCCGGTTCATGAAGTACCGGCTGAAGGGGCACGCCCGGACCGCGTTCTTCCGGTGGCTCTCCTCGTGGGCCGTCGCCTGCCGCCGGCCGAGTGACCTCGGCTTCGACGACGACGGGTTCGACCTGCCGCCCCTCGAGGTGGTGCCGCACGTCGTCGACACCGGATGGACCCCCGGCGACCGCCTCTTCGCCATCGAGTTGCGGGGGATCACCGAGCAGTCGGCGGCACGGCGGGACACCCTCGAGGCGCGAGTTCGCCGTGCCGTCGAGCTCGTCGCCGAGGACAACCCCGACGAGCGGTGGCTGATCTGGTGCGGTCGCAACGACGAGGCCGACGCCCTGATGAAGGCGCTACCTAACGCCGTCGAGGTGCGGGGATCCGACCCGGCCGACGTCAAAGCGGCGCGCCTGCTCGACTTCGCCCAAGGGAACACGCAGATCGTTGTCACGAAGCCGGGAATCGCAGGGTGGGGCCTCAATTTCCAGCGCTGCGCCCGGATCGTCTTCTGCGGCCTGTCTTACTCCTACGAGGAGTACTACCAGGCGGTGCGCCGCTGCTGGCGCTACGGGCAGACGAGGCCTGTCCTCGCCCACGTCGTCGTGTCCGACGCCGAACGGTCCGTGTGGGAGGCGATCGAGGAGAAGGAACGCCAGGCGGTGGCCCTCTCCGGCGGCCTGGCGGCCGAGGTGTCCGCCCACAACCGGGCGGAGCTGTTCGCCGGTACCTCGGCCGGCGACTGCTATGAACCGAGCTCGCCGATCGCCATCCCCGACTGGCTCGTGACCGCATGACCGACGTCGTGATGGACCAGGCGGCCGGCGACGGGTGGGTGATCTGGAACGGCGACTCGGCCGAGGTCATGCCGCACATGCCCGCCCGCTCGGTCGACCTCGCCGTGTTCTCCCCGCCGTTCTCGTCCACCTACACCTACTCACCGTCGGAGCGGGACCTCGGGAACGTCGCCAACCACGCCATGTTCTGGGATCACTTCGCCTGGATCTCCGCCGAGCTCCGCCGGGTCATGCGCCCAGGCCGACTCGTGTGCGTCCACGTCGCCAACCTGCCCACCTACGCCATCCGCGACGGCGCCAGCGGCCGGTGGGATTTCCGGGGTGCCACCATTCAGCACTTCATCGACGCCGGCTTCGTGTACCACTCCGAGGTGACGATCGACAAGAACCCGCAGGCGCAGGCGATCCGCACCCACTCCAAGGGGCTCTTGTTCGTGCAGTTGAACCGGGACGCCGCCGCCATGTGGCAGGCGTGGGCCGACTACCTGCTCGTCTTCAGAGCACCGGGGGAGAACGAGATCCCGGTCCGCACCGACCTGACCCAGGAGGAATGGATCGAGTGGGCCCGCCCCGTCTGGTACGGCATACGGGAAACCGACGTGCTTGACACCGGGCAGGCGCGTGAGAACGACGACGAACGCCACCTCGCCCCGCTCCAGCTGCCCGTCATCGAACGCTGCGTCCGGTTGTGGACCGGCCCTGGCGAGATCGTGTTCAGCCCGTTCGCCGGCATCGGCTCCGAGGGTGTCGGGGCGCTCCGCAACCGCCGGCGCTTCTGTGGCATCGAGCTGAAGCCTGCCTACTGGCGCGTCGCCTGCCGCAACCTCGCCGCCGCCGAATACCAGGCCGGCCTGCCCACCTTGTTCGACCTGCTCCCCGACCCTGAAGAGGAAACCGCATGATCAGCGACCCGTTGCAGCTCAGCTTCGACGTCGGCGGCGAGGCCCCCGACACCGCCACCTTGAAAATCTCGGGCAGCTTCGAGCTCGACCGGGAACTCGCCAAAGGCGAAACCGTCGGCCTTCGTGTCGTCGACGCCGACGGAGCGGTGATCGCCCAGGGCGACGGCTACGTCACCCAGGTGGCGTTCAAGGACCGACGGGACCCGAAGCACGGCACCGTCGTCGAGACGCAGCGGGCGCACACCGTGAAGTTGGGCGCATGACCGCCGAATGGACGATCCCCCAGGTGATCGCCAGCTTCGACCCGGGCGAGGTCACCGCCGAGCTCGCCGCCCACCACAAAAACGAGGACCGCTTCCTCGTCCTCCTCGACCCCACCGAAATGGTCACGATCATCACGCTCGTCGAAGCGAGACAGCGCCTGTACCGCACCGACAGCGACTCGGCCGCCCACATCGAAGCACTCCTCCACCATTTGCAGCGGGCCGCGAAAGGCCAGCCGTGACCGTCCCTTTCTCCCTGTGGATCCTCACCTGGGCCGCCTTCGCGATCGCGACAGCCGGCTGGGTGCTCTGCGCCAGAACGCTGCACCGGGAACGAGCGCGACGCCACGGCATGCCGATCAACACGTGGCCGTACCGGCCACAGCTCTACGACAAGGACTCAAAGCCGTGAGTGTGTACCGGTTCGTGTGCCCCGAATGCCACGGCGACGTTGAGTGGGGCCCGAAGTTCCAACAGGGCGGCGAGTGCCGGGACTGCCACCACCGGTACCGGTCGGTCGTCTCCCTCCGGCGCATCCTCGACCGGGAGGAGCAGCCGTGAGCGACGACGTACCCCGTGAAGAAACCGTCGTCGACCGCCCCGGCGACGGCGACGAACGACTCTGGTCGGTCACCACCATCATCGACCAGTCGTCCTCCAACCGAGGCCTCATCGAGTGGGCCGCCGGTGAAACCGCCCGCGCCGCTGTCACCGGCCTCAAAACCCTGCACGCCATCATCGAGGAGCAGGGCGACGACGCCGCCGTCACCTGGCTGATCGGCGCACGGGAACGCCCCCGCAAAGGCGAACGCACCGCCAAACAGCTCGGCACGGAGATCCACCAGGCGTGCGAAACCTACGCCCTCACTGGGCAACGCCCCGCCGTCGACGCCGAGCTCGCCCCCTTCCTCGACCGCTTCGACGAGTGGTGCCAGCACTTCCAACCGGCCTACGAGGCGGCCGAGATGACCGTGTACAACCCCACCTACGGCTACGCCGGCACGTTGGACGCCGTCCTGAAAGTCGACGGCATGAGCGTCGTTGCGGACTACAAAACGTCGAGGAAAGACCTTGACGACCGGGGGAAACTCCGCGAACCGTGGCCAGACGTCGCCCTCCAATTGGCCGCCTACCGTTACGCCGAGCTCGCCGCCGCCTGGCGGCCGAGACGCTACGAGTACTACCGGCGCCGCTACTACCTGTTGGGCGCCGACGAACGCACCGACGCCCTCGAGGTCCCCGACGTGGACGGCGGTCTCTGCATCTACATCACCCCGCAGCGTTGCCAGGCGTTCCCGGTGCGCTGCGACGAAACCGTGCACGAGCAGTTCCTCTACGCGATCGAACGGGCCCGATGGGCATTGGAACTGCAACGGTCCGTCATGGGCCCGCCGCTCGAAGCAGGAGAGACGCCATGAGCCCGATCGTCGATCTCCAGCGACGCCTGCACGAGGCCGGGCGGATCCGCATCGGCGTCCAGGTCCCCGCCGGCCGCAACAAGACCCGGCCGCAGCGGCTCACCACTTTTCGTTTCACCGGCCAGGACCGCCGCGCCCTCGACTGGGTCGCCAAACTGTACGGCGGCACCGTCGAAGCCTGGCAGGGCGCCCCGGTTGGTGAGCAGTTTGAGGTGATCTCCCGCTCGAGCGAAATCCGCGTTGCCGTCCCCCCCGAACGCATGGCCCTCAGTCAGAGCTACGAACTGTGGTCCGGCGGCGGCTGCCAACGACGCTGCGACGGTGTCCGCCAAACAAACGACGAACCGTGCCTGTGCGCCACCTTGGACGCCGAGGACCAGACGCCACGTTGCAGCCGCCACACCCGCCTCTCCCTCATGCTCGCCGACCTGCCCACCACCGGACTGTGGCGATTGGACACACAGGGCTACTACGCCTCAGAGGAACTCGCCGGGGCCTTTGAATTGGGCCAGATCATTCAAAGCTCCAGCGGTAAAGCTCTACTTCCCGGCTGGCTCCGCCTCGAGCAGCGAGAAGTGAAACGCCCAGGCGAACCGCCCAAGAAGTTCGCCGTGCCCGTCTTGGACTACGAGCTCGACGCCGCCGCCCTCCTCGGCCCGTCCCGCCACGAAGTCTCACCAATTTCCAGGCCTCAGCTCGGCGCCGGCCCGATCGACGCCGAACCCGAACCCGACCAGGCCGGGCTGACCCCCATCTCCGCCGGCCCGCCGCCGAGCCTGAAAGAAGAGCTCGCCGCCATCGACGCCCCGCCGCCCAAACCGTCCAGGGCCCGCAAGAACGCCGCCGCACCGATCCGCACGACGGGGATAAAGCCCCGCACCGCCGCCGAAGCCGCCACCCCCAAATGGGTCGACGACATGCACACCGACGACCAACGCCGAGCGTTGATGGCCGCCTTCGGGGACCTCGGCGTCACCGACCGCCAAACCCGCCTCGGTGACGTCTCCGCCATCCTCGGCCGCGACGTCCGATCCGTCAACGAGCTGTCCAAGGCGGAAGCGTCCGCCGTCATCGACGCCCTCGACGAACGCCTCGTCGGCGAAGCGCAGCGCCACGGCGATCCGGCGCAGACCCTCGAGGTGGTCGCGCAATTTGCAGAACCGGTCGGCGACGGCGTCATAGCTGTCGGCGTGGTTGCAGGTGACGCGTTCGTCGATGCCGGGTCCGCCGCCTCCCCGCCGCAGCCTGTTGGCAATGCCGGTCTGCACCGGACCGAAGGACAGCACGCGCAGCACACTGCCCGGACGTTGTTTGGGGAACGGCATCAGGGCAGCGAGGGCGGCGATGAGATCGCGCTCCACGCCTTTCAGGGCATTCGGATCATCCGGAAGGCTCTTCAGCGCCTGCAGGAGGCGGACCTCCGCAACGTCGTCCGCGGTCGCATGCCAGTCCACGTCATGCTCGGTCTCCATCCGCGCCGCAAGCGCGTCAAGATCTTCCGGCCTCGCCAGACTTCGCAGTGCGTTGAGATGGGTCAAGAGCCGCCCGAAGTCCCTGAAACGCTCGACGGCGGTGCGGAACATCAGACGTTCGCCGGCTTCCACGCGTTGGCGCCAGAACGCGACGATATCGTCGTCGTCGAAGGCCAACAGCCCGCGGTGGCGCTGTGCCGCGGGGCGCTTGAGAAGGAAGCCCACCAGCGCCGAGAACAGCCGTTCCTGGCGGCCGAGCGGGAGGTGTTCGCGGCGCCACCGGGCGATCCGCCGCGACAGGATGCCGACGGCGTCGTGGGG